GGCTTGGTCTAAACCTCGCGCATTGTTTATATCAAATGTGAAATCTAATTGCCCGACTATGGCGCAGGGCGGGGTAATAATGTCCGGTACTAGGTCAAAGACTCTTAGACCGGTGATTGTTTGTAATCTTGTTTTTAAACCATCTCTAACATTGCTAGGTATCACTTAGCTAGTCCGCCGTATTTTCTAAATGGCTTCAGTAAAACTTCAACATCTGCATCAAGGCGTGAATACAAGCGAACTGTTCCCATTTCAGGTGAGCCTGCAATGCCAAATGGAGAATGTCTGCGGTTAAATAATCTTGAGGCCTGAATAATGGTTGCAAAGTTAACTTCAGAAGGAACTGCGCTCCATCCCCAAACACCAGTTACGCGAACTGATTGAGGATATGAATAAGGATAAATATTGTAAGTAGAGAATGGGTAAAAGAATGAATTGCGAGCCAAGATACGGTTGTAAGGCCAACCCTTGCGTGGGTTATTTTTAGGCTCAATTAAATAAGCTGAACTTGCCCATACGGTTTCAAAAGTATTGTCATTATTATTATCAGTTGCTACCTCAGTTAAAGAAACAAAATCATCAAGATTTACTTGGTAAGGATTAGATGGTGAGTAATACCTAATAACAGGGACTTCTGTTGTGCCATCTTGGTAAAAGAATCGCTCTGTATAGCCATCAATTAAACGACTTGCTGCGGTAATAGCAGCCTCAAGAGGTACATCATCTATTGAGTCAGATATAGCAAGTGATGCCTTTAGCTCAGCCAAAGTGCAATAACAATTAGTAAGCGCCACGCTTTACCCTTCTTTCAGGTTTAGGTAAAACTGCTCGCTCAAGTTTTGGCTCAGCCGTTGCAGTTTCTTTTTTAGACTTTCGTTTGAATATCAAAACGCCAAGTTTCATATTGGCTCTCTTTCAACCACACGCTTTTGTGGTGATCTAAAACGACATTGGTATTTACATATATTGGAAAACCCATGCGTTTTACTTGATGGCAGAAAATTAAGTCTTCGCCGTACCAATGGCCTCCGATTGCGCCATCCCAAAACCAACACCAGTCTTTGCCTTGGTTTTCTGTGGCTGCCTCACGCATCTTGGCTAATACGCTGCGGTGCATTAATAAACAGCCTGTGCCTGCTGCATCCACCTCAAATATTGAGTTCTTTTCATAATCATAAATTGGCTTAAAGGCATTGCCCTCTAGCTTGTAAATTAAAGGCACCATTGAAGGTGTTAAGTCAGCATTAGCAGCAAAATTACCGTAATAAAGTCCGGCAATTATTGGCTTATCTTTTTCATCAGCAGTTCTTATTAATTTATCAAAATCTGTAACAGAGATATATTCATCTGTATCTAGCATTAATAGCCATTGATCATTAGTATCATCAAGAAACTTTTTAATAATAATGTTTCGGCTTTTAGATATTAAACAACCTGCTTCAACTCTAAGAAAGTTATTAATAAGGTCATTACGATTACGAGCTATTTGAATTAACGACATCATAAACAAAGAACTAACTTCGCCTGGATCGCAGAAACCAATTGTTATTTTATCTTTTAATTTCATACATCCCCCGATGTAATTGGGAGTGTAAGGGTGACTAATCGGGGGGGCTTAATCACCCTTACACAATTTCTTAGCCTTCTAAATTAGAAGGTTGGTGCTGCTAAACCAGAACCTGCAATGATTGAGTTAGCTAGTGGGTAACGGCCTGCTGTGTAAGCAGCGTATCCATAAACAACTGTTTTAATTGTTAGGTTTCCAGCTCCAGTCGCATCAAAGCGAAGAGAGAAAGGAGCGCCTGGTTGTTCCCACAAGTGATTCTCTGAAGCAGTTACGCAATAAATCTTGTCGCGTGTGCTTGAATCAGTAGTTGTAACGCTTGCATCTGCAATTACTGGCAGACCCATTAGTGAGTAACCTGAGTTACCGTACTTAGGAGCGCCATCACCTTGTCCAAATGAGTTCATTGCGCCATTGGCGGTAGGAACTAGAAGTGGGCGAGATGAACCGTCAACTGCTGCCAATAGGTAAGCAAGACGGCGTGGGTGCATTACCCAATGAGTTGGGTTCATAAATGCGTTTGTCTGAATTTGGTTAATTGCATCAGCAAGTTTTGGCCACAATAGTGCTGCGGTTGGAACTGTTGATGTGTAAGTGATTGCATTTCCACCAGAACTGTTAAGTCCTAGAATGGTTCCTGAAGTTCCAGCACCATTTAGAGCTTGATTGTTCAGGTTTGTATGCCATGCACGAATTAAATCTCCAACAATGAATGAATCAATGCCAGTTCCACGCTCAATTGCTTGGCGGGAAATGTCTTGCGCACCAGCGATGGTACGAACATTCACAGTTAATAGTGTGTCGTCAGAATCAGTTTCCTGAACTGCATCATTTTCAGCAGCTTGGATTGCAGTTGCAGTACCAGTTGTTTGACGGCTGATATTGATTGTCATACCAGAAGCAGGAAGTGCGCGAGTTGTTACGGCACCATCAAGAAATGGGCGACCTGCGCGAGCTAATGGAGCAGCAAGTTCAGTTAAGTATTGTGGAACTACTAAACCTTCAAATGCACCAGTACCGACATCGCGGCGTTCAATTGACTCTTCTTTCATGTGACGAGCTAAACGCTCGTTAGCAGCGTAATCATTCTTTGTTTGTGCATTGAAAGCATCACGAACAAATGAAGTTTCTGCGTTAGCAGAGTATGTGCGTGGCTCTGAAATTACTTTAGCGCCACCTGACTTTGGCATTGCAACCTCAGCAACAGCAGCACGAACTTCAGCTACCTTTGCATCAGAATCAGCCTGAGCCTTTAAGTTTTCAATCTTTGTATCTAGCGAGCGTGACTCGGCAACAAGAGCATCAACCTTCTCTGTTTCCTCAGCAGTTAAATCTGTGCGGTTCTCTGAAGCTACTGCCTCAAGAACTGCATCCATTTCTGCCTTCACTACATCGCGGCGTTCAATTACTTTGTCTAAAAAAGACATTAATTAACTCCTCGTTAGTTTGGGGGTTTGAGGTGGTGGCGATGTTCTACGCGGCGCTAAAGGGTGCGCAGTTCGCTCCGACTTCATCTGTTGCATTTACAACAGAAAGTTATTTGTTATTAATGATTGCTTTAGCTAGTCGCAATGAAATCTTGCGGGCATTATCTTCCTCAGCAGGTGCATACATAGTTGCATCATCAACCGGGGTATCTTCAACTAGAACATCCTCAGTAGGAATATTGTTATTAATCATTTGCTCAAGCGCTCCCTTTACTTCTTGAATGTAGTCATAGCCTTCAGAAATTTGCTGAAGCGCACCTTGTAAAGCTACAAGTGAATCACCAGTTACTTCACGACCCTCTTTAATAGCGGTCAAAGTTTCTGCAAGTCTTTCTCTAGCCTCAACTGTGGTTGTTGGATAAGCAGGATAAGTTACAACCGATACATCTCCATCAGATAATGAAACCTCAGTTAATACTCTGCGGCTTCTATCCTCATTCCACTTTTGACGGATCACTCTAAAAGCAAAGCTCATTTGGTCAACATCGCCTCTTTGTACTAATTCATAAATATCTCTTGCATCACTTGTGTTGGCTAGTTCAGCATTAAAGTAAAGACCTTTGCCATCCTCAGATAAAGTAAGTGTTCCGTTCTTTGTTCTAGCTAAAGGCAGACCCTCATGGTTAACTAATAAACGAACATCAGGTGTTTCAGTCAGAGTCTTGCGGAATGCACCAGGAGCAATTGTTTCTTTAAAAGGAAGTGGAACACTTGCCTCGTTGAAAACAGCAGCGTAACCTGACAAGCGCATTGTGCCGTCATCGGCTGCTCTTGCTTCAACATCTCGCACAGTAAAAGTGCGGCGTTCTATCTTTTTCATTTATCTCCTAAATCAGAAGCAATACTTCTGAGTCATCATCCATAATTGAGAAGTCAATGCGAGAAGTAGCATTAGCCTTCATGCTGAGTAGATTTGTGTAAGCAACCCCATAGTTTGTTTTTATTACTATTTGTTTTTTGACTATTTCAGGCACATAAACAGTTGGATGAATATATGCAGGCCCACCCGAATTTGAAGATTGATTTACATTTGGACTTACAATTACTGCCGTTGCAACCATTGAACCTAAGTTTGCCGTTGCAGTTACGGTATTAGTTACTACATCTAAAGCTGAGGCACTCATACCACCTAGCTGAGCAGAAGCAACCGCATAAGTAATAGGGCCAAGCGCATCTGTATCTAGCTCGCTTTGATTTAATATAAATTGAGCCATGTTAGCTCGCTACTGTGAGTGCAACCGTTAATGATCCTGAAGGGATCGTGTAGTTATCTCCTGCTGTGTAAGCATTACCTGAGATAGTTCCTGAAAGTAAGAAATTGCCTGAAGTAGCAGCATCCCAAATAGTAAAGTAACTTGCATCTTCTGAGCCTGCAATAGCAGTCCAAGTTACATCAGCACTACTTGCAATACTTCCACTTGCAGCAGAAGCAAAAGTTGCAGCCTTGCGAGTTGTTTCAGTAGCAGGATTAGCGGTACCGGCAGAACCAGGGTCGCCAATGTGTAGCTTTACATATTTAGTAGCAATAGAATCTAAAAAAGTATTAGCTAGATAAGCACTCATTCCAACAGCCATTACTCATCTCCCTCAATAAACTCTTCAATAACCTCATCAATTCTGCCTTGCTTATCACGCTTAACTTTCTTGCGGACTCGCTTGCGTTCAATGGTGTTAGTTACTTGAATGTTAGGTGCCTCAACATTTACATTAGGAGCAGCAACATTAACTTCAGGTGACTCAAGCATTACCATTGCAGGTTCAATAGTTACATTAGGAGCAGAAACATTTACAGTTGGCTCAGGTACATTAACAACTGTCTGTTGAGCTTCACCTCGAACCTCGCGCCTATTAACTTCATAAGCACCAGCAGGGTTAAGCGGATCAATAGAAGCAAGCGGTTGCAACTGCCCACTTGGAACGCCTGTGTGTTTCATATCAGGCAGGCCAATGGCTGAGGCTACGGCTGTGGGATCAAAGCCCACTTGAATAAGTTGTGTAGCAATTTCTACTCTTAGCTTTAAGCCAACATCTTTAGCATCACCTGCATCAATGTTTTGTAAAGGAACTCTGTATTGATCTCCAACCTCACCCAATGGTGAAAGGTCTTCAGTTGATCGAACATCATTTAAGGATAAGAAACCTTCACGCAATCCTGTTGTATATGCAGTAAAGCGTTCATTAGTAGTACCGCGCAAAAGTGCATCAAGATTGAATTTAACAAATCCATCTCTTTCAGGAAGAAGATTTGAGAATGCTTGCTCTAATCTTTCAAGTAATGGTCGCAATGAATGTTGTACGAAAGATAAGTTCTGAGCTTCAACGCTTGCAAATGACATAGCGCCAGCAACAGGATGACCCAAGAGTGAAATAGGGCAACGGAATAATCTTGCAATGTCTTCAACTCCGAAGCGCCTGACCTCTAACAACTGTGCATCTGAGGCATTTATCTGTAATGGTTTAAATATTGCACCACCGGTAAGTACACCAATCTTGCCGGCACGATATGGGCCGGAATGTGTAATGTTCCAATCACGACCAATAGTTCCTGCTTGATCTTCTGTTAGCTCACCAGGTACTTCAATGATTCCGCCAGGGTTAGCAGCATTGCCAAAATAACTTGCAGCGTAAGTATCAGCCGCTAGTGCAGCACCAATAGTCATTCTTGCTGCTTCAATAGGGCCAAGGCCGTATAGGGAACCAGGTAGCTTAAATAGTGGGATATGAAGCATTTCATCTTTAGTTAAGATCATTGTCTTGCCAGCACTTAGATAACTTTCTGTGCCATCATAATTATTTGTTTGGTTAATTCTTACTTCATAATAAATAGGCTCATTAATGTTATTGCGCTTAATTCTTACAAACTCAGGGTTAATGCAATATAGCTCTACAACTTCGCCCATATCATTACGGACAGTTAAAATAAAAGCATTACCGCGTAGATTAAGTGAAGCAAGTACCTGCTCTAAAAATTCTAATCTAGTTGACTCAGGGTTTGGATTATTTACCCAAGCAGGAGTTTCACCATAAACACCAGCGTATGAAATTCGATTGCGACCTCTGCGCACATAAGCGCCCATTGGTAATGATGAAATAGTATCGCCAAGTAATCGAACGCAAGCATAAACTGTTGACATTCTAATTGCTGAGTCAGGAGAAACCTCGACACCTGTTGGTGATGTGTAAGCAGGTCTGCCTGGAATTAATGGCTCAACAAACTGATTAGCTACACGCCTCTCACTTGCTTGCTGTAATGCTTTAGATAATTTCATTAATTAGCCTTCTCTATAATCCACACCAAAAAACTACCTAATGCAATTAATGCAAAAGGTACTGACATCATTGCAATTCCAACTGTTACACAAGCGACACCTACAACTTCAATTGCTAGAGTTAAATTAAACTTTTTCATTATGCTCCTAAACATTAACGCTGAAATATCTAACTGCCGGTGTTCTTTCTATTGGCTGAGTTGCTCTGTCATATCCAAAGATTGCA